GGAAGCTTTGCCTCTGCTTTCAGTTTCAATATAAACATTGCCAGTCTTAATACACATTCTGTCTGTCTTTACTTCTACTTTACCTTCAATCGCTGTTAAAAAATCGTTCTCATTTTGTTGACCAAATTTTAAATCTAAATCAAAACGAGGCTGTGCTTTAGTGTGTTTCACTCCAGTTGTCTCCTATTTTATATTCACCAGTTAAAGGTAGTCTTAAATTAAAATATCTACCAGTATCTTCTATTGCTTTTATGGCTAATTGCCCAATTGTATCTGCATCTTTTTCAAGACATTCTACTTGTATTTCATCATGCACCCACACTACTTGTTGAGCTTCTGGTATCTTACTTATAACTTTATCAAATTCAACTAACCACTGTTTACATACCAGTGCCCCTGAACTTTGTAATAAAGTATTTAATGCGGCATGTGATGAACGCACTTTAACTTGTCTCTTATCTAAACCCATTAAAAATCCACGTTCTGCAACTTTTTGAACATCTACAATTAATTTATTTAATGCAGGTAAATTATTTAAGAATCTTTTTTTAATCTTAGATGCCTCTGGTACTGATTTATTTATAACAGAAGCGATTTTTTTAACGCCACCACCATATAAAAAACAATAAAAATAACGCTTGGCTAAGTCACGACTATCTAAACCAGCTAAAGTTTGTGTCTCAGTATGTATATCACCGTCTAACACAACTTTAGAGTAGTCTCCTTTGTCATACCTAGCCATATAGTGAGCCAACATTCTCACTTCTAAACCTGAGACATCAATGCCTACAAGTTTTTTACCGGCTGGAACTGTAAATAATGCACGACACTCTTTACCATACTGCACAGATACACTAGGAATCTGCGCCATGTTTGGGTACGAGTGTGTTGCTCTGGCTGTTACTGTAGAGTTAGTATTACAAGTGCCATGTATTTTATTCTTCTTCTCATGTTTTAACCAAGCTTGCGCACCAGTTGCTAGCTGTCCAATTCTTTTATCTAATAAGAAATGCTCACATAATGTTTTAGCTTCTGGGTATGGTAAAGCTGATAAAGTAGTTTCATCTAGCTTTGGTTTACCATCATCATTGAACACAGTAGGTTTCCAACCATGCATTTCAGATAATCTATCTGCTATGTGGTGTCTACTAGAAGGATTAAATGTAACAATCTTTTCTTTATAAAAAGTTTCACCTTTAACATATCCTCTAGCTTTGTTATTTACTTTAGGAATAAAAGGTGTCTTTAATGTTTTAGGTGGGAATAAATTTTGTAACTCATCTTCTAATTCTAATCTTCTGCTTTGTAATTTAGAATATAATTGTTTAGCACCATCAGTATCAAAACTAAAACCATATGATTCTTGTTTAAATATTAATAAAGAAACTTCATGCTCTAAATCCATAGCTTGTTGAGAGTAACCTTTTTGTTCTATCATCTTCCAAAGATTATAAGTTACCTCTACATCTTGAGTACAATAGTCTAGCATTTCAGGTGAATAAGTTTTCCAATCAGTTTCAAACTGTGCTTTGTAGTTACCAATTCTATTACCCCATGCTTTTAAACTATGTCTACCAATGCAATCTCTAGGAAAATCCTTACGCTGAAAGTCTTTTTCTTTTACATCTGGGAATAATAATCTTGTAGCTACAATTGTGTCTAAAATTTTATTCTTAAAATCAAAGCCATATAATTTTTGTAAAACTGGAATATCATATTTTATAATATTATGACCAATAATTAAATCTGCTTTTTCTAATTTAGCAACAGCTTCTTCTACTGGTAAATGTATCATTGTGTTTGTATCAACATCTTTTAAAACAATGCAATGTACTTTAGACACGACATCTAAAAAGCCATCAGTCTCTACATCAAATATATAACTACTCAAAGTTTTACCTTTTTAATTTTTAATACATTAACTGTTGGTATTGTAGTTACATTCCCTACATCTCCTAAAGTACCATCTGGCTGAAAATTTACATCACCAGCAACTACATGAACTTCTTTATCGGCTCTGATAAGCCAACCATTTGAAATACAAATAATAACTTTACTTTCTCTTGCTTCTTTTAAAGAAACCCATTCAGCCGAACCACAAATGTCCTTCCAATGTAAGGAAACAAAAGGAGCGTCTAATATTTTTTTATTTATAATCGGTAATTTCATAATCTCCTTTAATTTAAATGTGTGTGTACTTTAATATCTACCATCCAAGCGGCTTCCTCACCACTTAAAGCTAGTTTTAACAATGCGTCTTGTAACAATTTACCTGAGGATTCTTTTCCAACCTCAAGTATAACAACTTGATTTGATTTTTTGGCTTGTGCAACTGCATTCATTACATAGACTGTCCAACTTAACGAGTCTTTTTTCATTTTGACTAACTTTCTGTTAGAAATCGTCAAGCGTTTCTCCTTGCACCTCAGTCAAACAACCAGTTTCTAAATCATAATGTAAATCACAAGCTTTTCCAGTTTCTCCACTGAACCTATTTTTAAGAACATTGACTTGAGCTAAGTTATTATCAGCTTGTAAGTCTCTGGATATAGAAAGTACCATATTTGACAACTGAGCTATTGAAGCTGAGCCTCTAAGACTATTCATAGACACTTGTAGTCCATCTTCATAACCTTTGTTTCCATCTTTAGCTCTTGATAAATGTGATACAAGTATCAAACCAATTCCAGTTTCTTCTACTAAAGTTCTTAATTTAGATACAAAGTAGTCTATAAGTTTTCTCTCATCTGTTGTGTTAGAATCTCCTAACGCAGATAATGCCATGTGTAAGTGGTCAAGAATAACATAATCTACATTACACGCTTTAGCCATGTATCTTATTTTAGCGAGCAAGTTATCTGCAATTGTAGAACCAAAATGATTATACAAATAGAACTTACCACTGCCCACAGTATCGTTAAATGTCTTATGTAATTGTTCTTCACTAATACCTTCCCTAGTTAAATGTAATGGTTTCTTTAATTCAACACCCATGATACCCAGTGCACTATGTTTCATTGTCTCTTCTAAAGCAATGTAACCTACTGTGTAATCATGTTTTAATAATTGTAATGCCACATGTCTACAAAATGAAGATTTACCTACACCACTACCAGCAGTAATAGTAACAAGCTCACCTTTACGCAATCCATGTGTCTTAATATTTAAACTTTCAAATGGATATGGAACTGTAACAAACTTATCTTCTTTTTGTATTTCACTCCACAAGTCTGAACCTAAAACAATACCATCCGGTCTGTACGCTTTACTAGACCAGATACAATCTGTTAGTTCTTTTGTTTTCCCAGCAAGTAGCATATCGTTAGCATCTTTTAAAGGTAAAGTACAAATTTTAGCTTTGTTTGGAGAGAATAATTTAGCGCATTCTACTGCCGCTTTCTGTCCATGCTCATCTTGGTCAAATAAAATAATTACAGACTCATAACTTTCTAAAAACTCAAGTTCTTTTTGTATATCTTTTTTAGCACCTGCCGCACCTGACTTAATACTAACTACTGGGAATTTATTGGAATTAATTTTTGAAACGCTTAAGGCATCCAATTCACCTTCTGTAATGATAATCATTTTACCATTTGTACGCCATAAATGCTGACCAAATAAACCAGATTGTTTTGCCTCACCTATCCACTGAAATGTTTTATCAGGGTATCTTAGTTTTTGTGCAACTAATACTTTGTCACTATTATAATAGTTTGCAATCTGACATGGTCTACCAAAGTATGCTCCAATTTGATAATTAAACTTTTGTGCTGTGTTGAAATCAATTTTTCTTTTTGATAAAGCAGTTATATCACCGCTTATAAAATCTTTACTAGTTTCTTGTTTGTTTGTTTGTGTCAAAGTCTCTACTCCTTGTTTGTTTGTGTTACATGAAAAACAAAAGCTGTGCCCGTCATCATATATTGAGTTTGCATCACTAGAGCCACATTCAGTGCATGAACTGTGATATAAAAAATTACTTTCAGTATTTACTTCCACATTAATGTCTCCATTGTTAAATTAATAAAACTCACTGGGTATTTCTACCCAGCAAGTACAAACAAACTATGCCAACAGTTCTTTTACATTAAACTGTGGACATAAGGAGTCTGACACATCTCTGTGTCCGACAATTTCAACCTGCTTGTAAAAAGACTCTAAATCTGCAACCAAAGTAGATAAACTTTGATATTGTTTTAAAGTAAAATTACATTCAGGCTGTCCGTTAGCATTGTGTCCACCAATTAGACAAATGCCAATAGAATTTTTATTTGATAGCTCAATGTTTTTATCTACATGAGCACCAGCAAGCATAATATCTCTACCATCTTGTATCTCTCCATCTCTCTTTATAATCTTATGAAACTTGCAAGAAAATAAACCTTCTTTTCTATGTTGTGTATCTAAATCTTTTGCATTTAAATTCTGTGTTGGATTAGTTTGACTTGAATGCACAACAATATACTTTGTTTCTATTCGTGTATTACTCATAGCCACTCCTTCGGTACATGTTTATCGGTGTATTGAAATCCATATTTATCACACCACATCCCATATGTTGTCTTTGATTTTTTGCTTATGCGTTGTCTTGAATTACTAAAGATAAATCTAATGTCTAACTTTGGGTGTTGTTCTTTTATTAGACGCATTTTTTGTCTGTCTTGAGTAGTAAAATATCCTTTAGTTTCAATGTATATATCTTTTTGAACTAAATAAAAATCAGGTGTGTAGGTATGCACTTTCTCTGGTTTCGTATAACTTAATTTAGTTTTTTCAAAGTGATACTCTACACGCTGACTATCAAGCTCAGAAGCAATCGCTACTTCTAAGCCTGACCTGAAGCCCTTAAACAATCCAATCTGACTAGAAGTCAGCTTTGTTTTCGGTCTGTGCGGGAACTTCATTTTCAAATGTTTCGTCTTGTTGAGGTTTTTCTGGAGCTTTATATCCGTCTTTAACTTCATCAAAGCCAAAGCCTTCTGCATTACTGCCACTACCACCTTCTACTAATTCAGTAATCTGCACCGCTCTTAGTCTTAGTGATACGCCAGCCCCAGCCATTGCGGTAAACCAATGCACAAGCTCAGCACTTGCTTTCATTTTACTACCTGACCATACATTAACATCTGTTAATGGGACACCCTTGCTATCAAATAACGCTACTTTAAATGGTACAACTTTACCATCTTTAGTAATTATTTGAGCTTTTCTTTTAAACTTAAAGATAGTATTCCCAGTGGGTTTACCATCATCATCAAGTTCATCATCATAAGGCGCATTAGCACTTTTTATAGTTTTACCTTTATTGCTATCTTTAGCTGTTGCCATGCTCTTAATCATTTCTTCATCAATCTGTTTAATTAATGAAGATGCCTTGTCAGTAGGAATGATAAGGTTAACTTTGTAATGTCCACTATCATCAAACTTAGTATCTGGCTGTGTTAGCCATGCATACTGACTTACTCCTTCAGGACTTACAATTTTTGTGTAATTGTTCTTCATATTATATATACTCCTTTGTATTATATCTACTATGGGTACTTAAATGCTTACGCAAAAAAGAACTCACTCTCCCGCAGTTGTTGTATATCTAAATCGCCTTTTGCGGGAACTTCAGGTAATTTAGAGTGTAGTTCTACTGGTAATTGTTTTAACACATCATTTCTGAAATTTAACAATATATCATTATTAGTAAACATTTCTATAAATGCTTCTCTAATAGACTTGTTAAGTATTTCAACATCTCCAGCAGTAGTACCAAAGCTATCATGCACATTACAAAAATTAGTAATACCATTCTTGTGAGCTATGTTAACAGTTTTCATCATTGCGGCTGAGTCTACGGAATGAACCAGATTAGGTGCCACTCCATTACCCATTCTCAATTTGTCAGTTAAGTCAGTTTCAGTATTAATTCTAGGCTTAATAACTTCTCCCATAAGCATAGCTTTAACTCTTTTAGACTTCATTTGTGGATATGATTGGTAAACCGGAAAACCAACGGGTGTAACCCAGTGAACCGGCAATTGTTCTTTAGCAACTATTCTAGCAATTGTTTGTAAATAATTCATACCAACTCTTGCAGAAGCTAAGTTATCTCCAATACTATCCCATATTACCGCCGACAAATAACTTGATGGTT